TTCAACCCGCTGCAAATTGGTGAAGTCGCTGCCGAGAAAAACGGAAAACGTCTCAATAGCCATAATGCACCTCGGCTGCCACGCTACCCGGACTGTAGACCCACGCCGTACCACCCGCCACAAACACGCCACCATCGACACTGCCCGCCTGATACACCCCGCCGCCAACGAAGTGCAGCGGGCCAAAGACAAACACCGGGGCGGACGAACCGCTGATGAAAAATTGGAAGTAGAGCATTAGACAGTCCCCCGCCGCGTTGCCCAAAAATGGCCGATGTCGTGCGATCCCTCCACAATCTCCACGTCGAAGCCCCACCGCTCCAGACGCCAGCGCAGCCAATCGACCGAATACGTCCCGCCGAGCTGGGCCAGGTGATATTCGCCGGTCATCGCCTCGATCCGCTTGGCCGCCTCATCAGGCAGCGTGTCGAGAATTGCCCACTCTGACGCCTCGCAATCGAACTTCACCAGCCGAATCGGTCCATCTGGCAACAGGTCCGCAAACGCCACTTGCCGCACCCGGAAGCCTTGCCCCAGCACCGCACACCAGCCGCCCGAATGGTAAGCCCCCTGCGGCTGCGTCAGCGTCGTCCACACCTCGCAATTCGTCCACCGCCCCGCTGCAACTTCGTGCAGGACGATCCGCCCCGCGTCCGCATGACCCAACGTGTTCGCGACCAGAAAGCGATAGTTCTGCGGGTGCGGTTCGATGGCGACGACCCTGCCCGCGCCACGCTGCAAGCATGCCAGCGAGAACGCCCCGATATGTGCCCCCACGTCTACAATCACGGCCTCGGGGCGGAACCGCTCTGGCAGCCGATACTCGTTGCCGTGGTAGACCGATTGCAACGCGATCTGGTCAAACGTCGTGCCGCGATGTTGGAACGTGCCCAGCGACAAATCACGCGACACCGAATAGCCTCTGCCGCTCCATGTCTCGTTGCTGGCCGATTGCAGAATGCGCAGCCCTCGCTGCGCATTCGAGAGAATCAGCGACAGCACCCCGCGAACGTGCTGCACGCTCCACCTCGTCGCCTTGGCGTGCCCGCTGACCCGCCCGCCGTCGTGAAGCTGGAATCGCTGCCCGTCGCTGGCAACATGCTTGCCGAGCAACTTTCCCGACGCTGCCAGTTCGTCCGCCGTCATATCCGACCAATTCCACGGCAGGCCCGACCACGCGAACTGCAAGTCCGCCAGGATCGAAGCGCACTCGCCCCACCGCTGGAACCCCGGAATGTGCTGGTTGAACCCGCTCAGGCTCCACTTGCTGCACTTGTGCTGAAACAGGGGCGAACCGTCCGGGCCGTGCTGCTGAATCGCCAGCACCGCCAACAGCTTCGCCGGCGGCATCACCGCGACCGTTGCCCCGATCCGCTCCCACGCCAGATAAAATGCGTCCTTGTCGCCATAAATCGGCCACGTCTCGACCGGCTCGCTCGCAGGAAACCAGTAATCCCGCCGCTCGCAAATCCAGTGCGTCAGCGCGATCGCTTGCCGCTGCTCCATTCGCTGAAGATTGACGAGAAATTGCCCCGTCTCCCAGGCAACGTAATCGGTAGGTGCCCCCTGCTTCGTCACCACGGTCGTTGCTGGCACGGGCAAGCCTGCGGCGCGGAACCCGTCCGCCTTGGCAATCCATCCCCCCGGCGGAGTGTCCGGCCACGCAACCGCCCCATGTCGCTTGTACGCTGGACAATCAAACAGAAAGGTAGGATCGACCACCGGCACATTGTCGGCGTCCAGAAGCAACACTTCCGCGAATCCGCTGTGGATCAACGCCAGCGGTTTCGCTGACCACCCCGACAGCATGCGTGGACGTGGCTCAATGGCCTCCGCATCACGCAGCGTCACGCCCACGAAGCGGCCAACCAGTGTCCGCATCTTGTCGTCCATCTCGCCGTCGCCGAGGTGCCATAGTTCGATTGGCAGCGTGCAGCCCGTCTTGCGAAGCATGCCGATGCAGACCCAGGCATTCGCGAAGTAGGTCGCACCGCCGCCGACGATGACGATGCCCCGCCCCCGCTTGGTCGGAATCTTCGGCCACGTCTTTACCGCACCGTCCATCGCCAGCCGCATCGCCTCGACAGCAACCGGCCAGCGATTCCACCCGGTCGGCATTTCGTCGGGCGCACCCGTGGCAATCAGCTTCGCCAGCGTATCGGCGCGCATCGTCGCCGACGCCTTGACGCGAACACCAGAACCGCACGGGCGGCATGGAACCAGTTGGCTCAAAATACCACGTCCTTATATTCAAAACTCCAGTTCGTCACTGCCGAGAACACGCCCGACAGATACGCCGAGAACGTCGCGACGTAGTGAAATGGGGAGCAAACCGCCGTCGTGGTTGTGCTGTGCGAAACCACCTGCGTCCCGTTGTCGCTAATCGCGTAAAACGTCAGCGTCGTCCCGCTGCAAACAATTCCGAAAAAGATGTTCGGCCCGCCGCTGCATGACGTGGCCGTCGTCCACCAGCCTGTTCCCCAGTTGTGCCCCCACGAATCGACGTAGCTTGCCGTCCAGGTGAACGTGAGCAGCGTACCATCTGCAATGCACGCCCCGAGGCCGGTTGGCTTGCCGTAGAGCGTCGTTGCCAACCCGCCGCAGCAGCTTCCCGTCGATCCGCCGCCACCACCTCCACCACCACCGCCGAGCAAGTAAATCTCATAGCCAGCCCAGGCCGATGGCGTCACGCCCGACAGCGACGCGGTAAACGTCTGTGCCACCGTCTGCGCGATCGTTCCCCCCGTGCTCAGTCGGTAATCCGTACACCAATCCAGGTCCGTCGCCTCACCGTTAAATGGCGAGGTCCACGTCGAAGACGCCCCCGGATTGCCCAGCACAAACGCCGCATGAACGTAGCCGGGCAGCGTGTTCGACCCGCCCAGCGTCCCCGTAATCGGCGTGCTCGATGCCCCGCTGTTCGTCGATGTGCCGTAAGGCGCACTCGTCACATTCGGGATTCGCACGGCCCGCGCCGCCACCCGCGTCAGATACGATGGAAACGTCACCACGACATTCCCCGTGGCCGCACCCGCCAAATAGTAGAACGAATGCAGCGTCACCGGGTAGCTGCCCAGCGTGTACGATGCCGACGTCACAAAGCTCATCGCGTTGCCGTCGAACGTCGCGGTCGGGCTGATGCTCACCGCCGTAGCCGCCACGAAATCGACAATCAAAATCTCGTTGGCTGCCAGCGTCACCGAAGCAATCGTGAGCGTGCCACCGCTCGACGCGCAATCACTGTTTTCGTAGCTGGTCCCGCCCCCCGTCCCCGTCGAAATCGGGCAGCACCCGAAAGGATCGTCGATGCACGTCACCGTCCCGCTGCTGTTGGTCGTCTCCTTGGTGATGATCGTTTCCGCAATGCTCACCAGGTCCGTATTCACGCCGATCTGGATGGCACCGCTGCCCGAGGTTCGCTTGGCGTACACCTCCAGCGTGTGCGCAGCCGCCGTCTGCGACGTGTACCACCGCTGCGAAACGTGCCCCATATCGTCGGCACTGGACGCACGCCACACCGCTGCCTGCGTCTGCGCCGTGCCGTCGATCTTCAGGATCGCCTCGAACTTGTCACCCGAAACTGCCGTCCCCACGCCATCCCAAAAGAGATGCAGCGACGTATCAACCTTCGTGGCTTTCGCCAGCGTCAGCGTCTGCGTCAAAACGAGCGTGTAACTTGTGCTGTTGATCGTCACCGGGCTGGCGACGACATCCACCGATGACGCCTTGGTCACGCAGACGTTGGTGAGACCGCCTGCACTGCTTTCGCCCGTCAAAGACGATGCCCCGCCACTCAGTCTGACGTAAGCCCACAGCGTCCCCGTGCCGGTTGGCTTGTGCAAAATCTGCGCAGCCCCAGGACCGCCATTCGCCGAACTGGTCAACTTCGTCACGTCGCTTGGCGTTGGCACCGCGTAACGATGCGAAGCGCTCGTCACGTCAATCTGGCACGGAACCACGCCGGCAATCACAGCGCGGCCAATTTGCCCCGCTGGAAGCGTCTCGAACGTCACCACGAAAAAATCAACCGCCGCCCCCGGCGTGTCACCCTTCAGGCCGATGTCGTTCTTGAACTCTTGCAGCGACTTCGTTTCCGTCTCGTCAAACAAAACCCCCGTCACCTTCAGGACGCTAAACGGCTCCAGTGTGCTCGATGTCTCGTTGCGGATATAGCCGATGGTCGGGTAATCGCTCTTTCCGGCGTAGCGAATCGAGACGCCGTATTCCCCTTTCTCCAGCACCAGCGGAGCCTCGGCGGAAAACCCTTCCAGCGACGCAATCGAACCGTAAAGCCGCTGCAAGTCCTCTGCGTAGAGAGGGCCTCCCGGCTCTGGCACCTGCTTGAACGGACCTGGGGCAAACATGGCGAACCCTTGACACAATAGCGCGAACCGCCCACAATCCTACCAGTGGTGCCGAATCCCGCAAATTTGCCCCAGGTGCCGTATGGATCGTGGTCGCGAGCTTGCCGCCTTCGCGTTTCTCAGTCTGATTTCGGCTGGGATTGTGGTCGTTTGTTTTGCCTCGCAGCCGGTCGTTTATCAGGCAGATTCCATCAACGCAAACATGGTCGGGTCCGTCGTTGTCGTGGAAGGCCGCATTGCCAGGAACCCTCGAATCTACCGCGCCAGTAAGGACGCGAACGGTGTGCTTGCACACCTGAAAACAAACGGATCGCCGCTTGCCGTCTATGTCCCGTCCAAAACGCACGACATCACTTTCTATGCCGAGAATGATCGTCCCGTCCTCGTTTGGTGCGGGAAGGACGACATCGGCGACAAGGTGCGCGTTAGGGGAACGGTTGCGATGCACGGCGGCAGCCTGGCGATTCTCGACGCCACCCGCCTAGATTGACCGATACAAAAAGCGATGGTCCCACCAGTCGTAGATCGACACGCCCGGCGCTTTGGTCAGCAAGTTGGACTGGCCAGAGTTGTTTGAAATGACCTCGATATAGCCGCTACGCTGGGGCCGATAGACGAACTGGTGATTGGCCCGCGTAATGGGTCGCTGTGCCGATGCGACCGGCTCGAAGAAGCTGTGCATGGTCGTTACGTCAAAGATGCGATTGCCGAACGGCGACCTCTGCGGCTTCATCTGAATCCCAACCAGCAACAGAGAACCGGGCCGATAGCCGTTGATGGCTTCGCTGTTCACTGTTCCGATGGCGTTTTCGTAAACGCTTGGCGCGGTCAGCGTCGGGTTGACAAGAAGACACGGAATGCACTCTTCAGGGACATCGTGCCACGTCACCGAAAGATTGTACTTCACCAGCAGCTTGGAAAGCCCCTGCATCACTGGCGGCCTGGTCTGGTCGATAACGCCAGCCTGGTTCACGCTGTCAACGTAGTAGTAGCTGCCCTGGTTGATCGTGATAAACTGCCCTTGGGGGCTTACCTGCTTCGTGCAGTATCGTCTCCAGCTCGACTCATCCGGCGTGCCGTTGTACTTCGGCATGCGTGCGTCAAAGTCGTCAAGCACGTCCCACGGCAACGTCTGGTAGGTCGCTGTGATTTCAGCCTTTTGGAACGTGCCAACCTGCCGCACGTTCACGCCACTCGGAGACAATCCCTTGATTCTTGCTTTGGTCGCATACAGGAATGGTCTGCCGTACAAATCAACCCAGTCGCCATGATAGTGTGGTGTCCTGCGTGCGACGAATGCGGTTCCATTTGCTGCGACCGCGCGATAGGAATAGCCAACCAGATTTTGCACGAACGTCTGCCGAGAATTCCAGTCCACATCGTTGTAGACTCGGATCGCGCTGGATGCGTCCCGCTCGAAAGTCTCATCAGGAGAGACGCCGACCGATTGCGCCTTTTCCTTGAACAAGATGCCACGCCAATTGAAGGCCATTACACCACCCCCGGCGCAGGCACAGGTTGATTCGTTGGCGACGTGTTAGAGGCGATCTGTTGCAGCGATGCGTTCCCCTGCATTTGCAGGTTTAACAATTGCTGGTCAAGCGTTCCCCCGCTTGCCGCTGCCTGCTGTAGCCGCGTCCATTGCTGGTCAAGCGAAATCATCTGCGATTGAAAATTGGACGACGTGAGCAGCCCGCCCGGTCCGCCAGGCCCGCCAATACTTCCTGGAATGCCGTTGCGTAGAACCGCCGTCAGCATCGAAATCTCTGTTCGAAGCAGGCCTGATGGTCCATCCAATTCCGCCTGTTCCCTCGATCTGTCCTCGTTGATCTGTCTTTGCTCCGCAGTTAAAACGCCGCCATTCGATGACCGGCTTGCCTCATTCAGTTGCCGAAAAATCTGCGCAGCTCGATCCGACGTTGAAATGGATTCTGCCGTCCAGTCGGTCGCATCTCGTTGCTGCTGCAACGCCTGGATTCTCTGCCTAATCATCTGCTGTTGCACTTCCGGGGCACGTCCCTCGACGGATCGCAAATAATCGCGACCAACAATCTCTTGCAATTCCTGCCGCGTCGGCGCTTGCCCGCGACGAAGACGCTCCTGCAAATCCGACGCCCGCTGCATGCGTGCTTCAAGCTGATGAACGCTTTCCCCAGCTCGCCCAAATGCGTAAGCCAGCCCGCCCACTACGGCGATCAGCCCGACAATCATCGTGACCGGGTTCGACATCGTGAACGCCATCATCGCAGTAGCTGCTGAACGAACGCCCCCAGCAAGCGTTCCGAACATGCCACTTAATGACAGGCCCGAAGCGAACAGACTTTTCAGAGCAGAACCAGCCAGCACTGCGGCAGTGTCCGCAACTGCCAACGCGGAGCGGAGAACTCCCAGGAGCGAAATCACCCTTGGTAGAATCATCGCCACACCCAACGCAGCGACGCCGTACATGGTCCAGGAGACAATCGAATCCTTCGTGCCTTGATCCAGACCCGCAACCCAGCGGGCAGTATCCTGCAACCACTGGGACGCCTGCGCGACATACGGGATGAACTGCATCCCAATCGTTGCCGACAGGTATCGAATCGAATTGGTAAACGTGAGAAACGCCTCTGGCGATGCAGCCGAAACCATCCCGGTAATCGACGCCGTGGCCGCTCCGAACGTCAGAGGCAGAAAGCTCCCCAGTGCCGCGAACTTGTCCTTCAGGCCGTCCACCTTCAAGCCAAGCTGCCCCACTGCCGATTGAGCACGAAGGAACTCATCAACCAGTTTCATTTTTTCGTTTTTGGCGTTCAGTGACCCAATTGCCTTGGCCAGTGAATCAATCTGTGCCTCGGTGTCTTTCGTGCTGGCCTTGGTCGTTACGCTGCCTTTCTTGAGACCGGCGGCAGTCTTGTCGAGCGCAGACTGGACGTTCTCCAGCCCACGGGCGGATAACTCAACGAACAATTCCCCCAACTTGCTGCTAAACACGAATGCGCCCCTGCCTGGTGCGTTCTTCCCTCAGTCTCAACCGCAGTCGATCCGCCCTTGCGTCCACGTCTTCCGGTTCCGCCCCTTCGTCATTCCACTTCGCTTTCGCTGCCCGGATCGCTCGTTCCTCGTTACAAAGCATGATCGCTTCTGATGCCGTGTAGCCCTGCGACACGAAGTATTCCAGCCCTTGCTGTTCCTGCGTCAACGGCTCGTCGCCGTCATGGAACTGCATCTTCAGCCCGCCCCGCTCGTCCCGTTCGTGGAAGTAGACCTGCGAAATCTGCCGCACGGTCAGCATCCGAATCTCTCGGATCGGCAAGCAAAACGGCTCGCTGACCAGTTGGGCAATCAGGCTTGCGACTTTGATTCTTGCCCCTCGACGGGAGGGGCCTGCACGTTTGGGATTTCGTTGCCCATGATGGTTCGGGCCAAGCGAAGAATGGTTTCACATTCAGCGTCCGCGATTTCTTCGACCAGTTCCGGTGTGATGTCCGGGTGGTACTGCTTCAGCCGAATCTCAACCATCTTGCGATAGCCGGGGCGGAATGGCGTGCTGTACGCCTTGTGCGAAACATCCGTGTAAAGACCGTAATCGCCTCCAGAGATGGCCGCCGTCAACGCGCTTTCGCGTCGCTGCAATTCCTCAAGGTTGAATCGTCCGGCGCGGACCTGTATCGCCTTCCAGCGGTCTAGTGTGTCCCATGCGCACTGCTCCAGGTACAGTTCCCACTGGGCAGCGACCTCAAGTTGATCCAGCGGAGCCAGTTTGAATTCCTTGACCGGCATTCGCTTGGGCTGGCCCTGCTCATCCAGGATCGGCTTGCCCTTGGCGTCCCGCTGGATCGCTGCGTAGCGCAGCGTGTCGGGAAGGCCAAGGACGCTGGCAAGCTCACTCATTAGGCTGCGGCTCCGGTGGGTGCGGTGTAGGTTCCCTTATTACGCATGCGAATCGTGCCCTTGAGTGCTTCCTTGACGTTGGCGCTGTTCGGCGTCGCCGTCACCAGAACCGACGGAAAGGACCAATAAGGCCCGGTCGTGCCGTTCAGGTAGAGCCGCACGTTGGTCCCCGTCTGTCCTGGTGCCAGCGTGATCGGAGCGTCGAACGGGTTGCTTTGACCGTCGAAGTCATACTCGACAGTGATGGTGGCGTTCTTCAGACCGCCGATGGCGTCCGAGAATCCGTTACCCTCGAAGTTGCTCACGTCGATTTCGTCGGCAGTGGCCTCCACCGTCCAACTCTTCGCCGTGAACGTGTTGCCGTTCAGCCGCACCTTTGCGTTCTTCGCGGAAAATGGCGTGAATGCCATGTTGTCACCTCAATGAAAAAACGGCCCCGCAAAGCATGAAGCCTTGCGGGGCCGCCCTGGTGGAGAACCAAAATCTCGCCTGGTCGATACCCGTCTTGTCGTTGCCCCGAATCATCAAGCCGACGAACCGATGAACGCCGCGTAGATCGTGGCGATGTTGCTGGCGTCGTTGTTGGTGATCTTGATTTCATCCGACGCACCACCCGTCATCGGGTAAGCCGTGGCCGATGGCGAACCGATCAGGAAAACGCCGTCATTGTGGATTTTCACCGTGGCCGTCGTGCTGCTAATCCAGCCCGCAACCGGGTTGGTGGCGTTGCCGATACTGATGTCGCTCGACGTGGTATCCGTCGTCAGCTTGATGAACATATACTTCAGCCGAGCCATGCTGATGGTCGTGCCGAAGAAGTCCGTCAAGCTGCCCACCAGGTCATACGTTGCGCTGCTCGATGCCGCGATGGTCGTGTTGATGGCATAAAGCAAATCGGCGGTGCCGAGTGCCCCCGTCCCGTTGGACAACGAACGGGAATAGTTGTAGTTGATCGGAGCGTCGATGCTGTTGTTCGCTGGCGACCCCGTGTAGGTTGCCGCGATGTTCGCGCCCACGCTTGCTACCAAGGTTGCCGACATCAAATCACCTCTACGCTAGAAAGGCCGATCAGGACATTGCACCGGCCTGGTTTACTCGGATCGTACTGCACCACAATATGCGACGACTCAACCCCGTCAAACGCAACCGGCTGCCTCGTCTCGCGGTCCACCAATTGCACCCGCCCGTCTTGCTGCTGAATGACCACGCAATCCAGGTGCATTTTTCCTTCACCCTGATTGGTTTCGTCAAGAAGTTGCAAGCGAATACCTCACCCAAAGCTCGAAGCTAATCGTACCCTGGAAAACCATCTCCCCAGTATTACCACGCTCTCCCACGGATGCAAAAACGGTACGCTGCAACTGGCATCCAATCGCCTCGCCACCATCCACCACAAAGGCCGTTTTCGCCTGCGCCGTCCCTGGAAGGTTGAATGCCCGGTTGATCTGCTTGACGACGTTGCCAACCGCAGAAAGTCCAGCCGCGTAGACCTCGAAGTGAAATTTCTCCTTCTCCGTGTACTCGTTCTCCGTCGTGTAGTCTGGCGTCGATCCGTCGTCAAAAAGCGAAACAAACGGGAAGGCCGATTTCTCTTCAGGAACTTCGTTGAACCACAAGCCACCACTGGCCGCCGACGCCGCAACGGTTGATTGGAACCTCTGGTAAATCGCTCCCAGGATCGTATTCGCCACCTTAATCGCTCCCCAGCTTCGCGTCGAAGTCCGAGCCTAGAATCACTTGCAGCTTGGGCATGATCGCCTGCACCGACTTCACCAGCCACGGGTGCCCCTGAAACTCATGCCGCCGCCCATAGATGACATTGGTGCCAGCCCGCCCCGTCAGCGTTGCCGCGTCCACCTCGTAGCCCTGGCTTGCTCGCAATCGCCCCGACAGCTTGCGTGGCGGTGCACCTGGCGTTGCTCGCGTCGTGGCGACATAGTGGAACGATCCGTCGCGTGATTTCACCTTGCGCCGCGGTGCAGGCGTCGATAGCGTCCGGCGTGTCTCGTTGGCGATCTCGATAACCGCCGCCGTCACCCGCTTCAGCACCTCGGCACGCAATGCCGCCATGATTTCTTGATCGCTCATGGGTAGGATTCCTCCACCTGAAGCGTCCCAGGCCACTGGCTGTATCCCGGCGCGGGCGGCTCATATCCGAGAATCTTGAACACCCTCGATCCAATCACGAATCTATCCGTGTCCCGTGCTGCGATGTCCCCGCCGACGTACACCGAATGCGTGCAATTCATTTGCCGCTGTGCGAATCGCATCACCACCGATGACCCTGCCGGCTGGATGTCGCACGCGATTGCCGTGGCTCCGCTGACGTTGGCCCAGGTCGAAGTCTTGCCGCCGTCCGCGTCCTTGGCGACAACTTGCCGCTGTAGCGTCCCCGTGGTTCGGAACATCCCCAGGAGGCTCATAGCTGAACCCTCCGGTACTTCGCCAACTTCTGCCGAGCCGATGCCAACTCGGGCATCTGGCCGGCTCCGCCTGGACCGCCCAGCGAATAGCTGTAGCCGCCCAAACTCTCGTTGATGACGCTGCCCCCGGCGCGACGATTGCGGTACAGTGCCGCCACCACGTCGAGCGTCGCCGATTCCAGGTCCGCCGGAATCGTGGTGTAGCCCGCCGTATATGCGACCTTGATGCCGCCGAGCAGTTCCCGCGTCTGCAAGGTGATGTTGCCTTGCCGATAAACGCGAGTCATCGGCCACACGCCCGCGATCCGCTGAACCCTGCCGCTGTAGCTGCATTGCGTCGTGCCACCGGGCAGGCATCCATCCTTCTCCCACAAGTATTCCGTGCCTGCGGTCATCAACGTGGCCGCCGCGAAACTACCATCAGGGTTTTCGTCGAAGCGGCCCGACGGATCGTAATAGATCGACGCCACCGCCGTTACTGGAGTCTGCCTCAGGTAAAGGAAGGCCGAATCAAACGAGCTATAGTAGCCGCTATCCCCCTTGCCGCCCGTAACCGCGCCGGGGTAGCTGCGTGATTCCAGGTCGCGGTCTGTGTACGCCTTCACCAGCGCGTCCGCCTGCGCGACAAGCAACGTGAGCAACGCATCGTCATTGCTGCCGCTGATGCCCAGCATCGTCTTCGCATTGGTAACGGTCGTCAGAGCCACAGCACTACGCCCCCTGCCGGATGATCGTGCCGCGAATCGTAACGTCTACCTGACCCGCTCCCGAAGTGATGACCTTTGGGTAAGTCCCCTTCTGGCAGGTGTGCGCGACCGTGAACGGGATCGCGATAGCGCCGTTGATTTTGGCAATGCAGACCTGTTCGCCCGCACCAACCGCGTTATTCGCCCCATCGTAGACCTGCACGGTCAAGGCCGCACCCGTGCTGATGGTCACGTCCGTAATCGATACAAAGTCGTTCGCGTTGAGCGTCAACGCACTGACGCCACCAGCCCCGTACAGAGCCAGCCGGCTATTCGCCTCGGACAGTGCCGATGCGTCTGCGCTGCTGAATTCGCCGTGAAACGGTACGCCATTCGGAACCATTGACATGATGAAAAACCCTCCCAGGGAAAGAAAATGCCGGGCGGCGGAATCTCCGCCCGGCATGCTGGCATGGGGTTAGTCAACGATCGCGGAAGGCAGGGCGGCTTGCGCGAAGCGAGAACCGCTGAGACGGTACTGGACGCCGTAGAAGTCGGCGTTGGAACCAGGCGAAGCCACCGCCAACGTGAGGCAGTCGAAACCGTTCGACACGTCCAGCGTGGCCGCGTCGATCTCGATGATGTAGAGCGTGTCGGCGGCGCTCAGGTCGAACGTGTTGCTGGTCACCGTGTTTTCGGTCAGCGTGTCAGTGCCGAGCGAGCTGGTCCACATCTTTGACATCGCCAGAGCCTTGGCTCCGGTCGCCGCAACGTCGGTGGCCTGAAGCAGCGTTACCGCTGCGGTTCCAGCCGCCCATGCCCCCGTCTGAATGATGATGGTGATGTGGTTGTAGTTCTTGAGCGATACGTACTCAGCCGTCATCGCCGCGCCGGTGTAGTTCTTCAGCGTTGCCGCCAGAACGTACTTGACGTTATCAACAGACCGCGTATTGGCTGCCATGTGGCGAGCCTCCTTGTGCAAGGCCCGGTATCGCTACCGGGCATGATTTTCATTCCGTCCAATCGACCAGAGTTACTACGGGCGGCCCGCCAGCGTGATGAAGGGGCTTTGCGTGTTGCTCCCCTTGAACGGGGTCAGAGCACTGTTCCACCACGGCTGACCCGCGACGCGGAACGTGAACTTGTAGGTCATTTCGTCGGTGAGGAACTGAACGTGCATCGACACCGCCGAATTGATCGCGCCACGGGTTGCCGAGACGTAGGCTTTGAGGTCGGCGAGGATGATGTCGCCTTCCGTGCCGAGCGTCTGGCACTGTTCGATGACCTGGACCGGGCGGCCCAGGAGCGTGGCGTAAGGCGCGGCCGACAGCCCGCCGGGGGGCTGGTAGATCGCGACCGCAGCGCCAGCGGTGCCCAAGGTCATCTGGTTAAGCTGCTGCTCAACGTCCTGATTGATGAGCCACACCGCGTTCTTGCGGCTGGAGACGTGCAGGCGGCTCCACATCTTGAGGATGTTCGCGGAGACCACCGTGGTATTGGTCTGGCCCGATTCCTTCGCAACCGCGACCTTGCAGGCACTGTTGAGGATGCCGAGAGGCTGGCCGTTGCCGACGCCGTTGATGATGGCGTCATTGGTCAAGAAGGTGATTTCGTCCGCAGCCGCGCGGCTCACCACCTGCTCCAGGATGCCGCCGCCATCGGCCAGCAATTCCTCGGTGACGTAGGCCAGCACAAACAGCTTGTGCGGGATCAGTTCGATATTGCGAAACTTCGGCTTGCTGGCGGTGCCGCTGGCCCCTTCGTCGGTCCAGTAGCCCCGCACACCACCGCGACGGCTGCCCGTGGCGCGGCTCGTTTCGTCGAACGCCTTGATCTTGACCGACGGCCCCTGGATGTCGAACTTGTCGGTGTTGTCCAGGAGGTTGTAGTCGGCGTGCATGATCTCCAGGATGCCGTCCGCGAAGGTCGGAGCCAGGAGAAATCCGCCGTCAGGCCCGACCGCCTCGCCCATGCCGGTGGCGGCCTTCTCGAATCGCGGGTCAGCGCTCAGCGCCTTGGAGATGTGCTCCGTGAGGCGGCTGGGGTCTTGCTTGGTGGCCGCCTGGCGAACATCCAGCAAGAAGTGCGACAGGCTCTTGAACCCGTAGCGGCCTTCCGCCTTGGCATCGCGAGCCGTGGCGAACAGCTTGTCGCTGCCCGCGCCGAACTTGCGAACCGCGTCCTCGATTTTGTCGATGCGGCCAATCTGTTCCTTGACCGACTTTTGGACAGTCTGCACCTGCTTCTCAGCCGTGCTTTGCAGCTTCGCGACGTTATCGCTCAGCTCCTTGATCGCGTTGGACATCTCTGCCCCTCCTGAAACAAAAAGCGGACCTTGCTGCTTTCGCATCAAGGCCCGCGTTGCTGTCCCAAAGGGAGGCTGCGAGAACTTGCCCGGTCCAAACTGGTTTGGCTTGTTAGTCGTCGTCTACTGCTGCTTGGACTCGGAAACGCTGGAAGTAATCTTCCTCACGTTCCCGTCCGTTATCGTCAGTTCCACGGCTACCGACCCGTAGAACCCTGGCTGCATCGTCTCTTCGATCTTTCGGCTCAGCGTGGCGTGAAGCTCGCCCAGCATTTTGACGTTGCCCGGCGTTGCCGTCCTCGGCTTATCATTCGGTTGGCTCATACCTTCCCCCCGAACGCCTTGGTAGCCTGCTTCAACTTCGCCGACAGCGATTGCAAGGACTTCTCCATGTCCTCGTCTTCTTCCTTTTCTTCGGTGGCTTCCTCGGGCTTATCGTAAGCCGACATCATTTCGCCCAGCGCCTTGGCGTGGTAGCGGCAGCCCGCCTTGTGCCGTGGCAGCATCTTCTCGTCTTCGGCGAGGTCCGTCAAATACTCGCCCGCCTCCTTGACGCACTGGCGATGCACCGACTTCAGCCGCTTGACGATCATGCTGCGGACGCCCTTTGACTTCAGCACCGGCTCGTCACCAAGCCCGTCGTCTTCGTCGTCGAATTCGTCCTCGGGTGGAATCTCGTCATCACCACCCGCGTCGGCCATCGCTGCATCAATGTCGAAATCGGGATACGTCTCGGCAAACTCGCCCTTGAGTTCTTCCTGCACCGCGTCAGCGTTCTCGGCCAGCAATTCGAGCCGTGCCCTGACCGTGGGATGCTCGTTGCCCGCCATCACGGAACGGCAGTATTCCGCCAGTCCCGCGAAGTGGCCGCACAGGTCCGCCAGCGTCTGCGCTCCCGGCGGAAGCGCCCCCGTCTCGGCGACTTCTTCGCCGTCGTCCTCGGCGGTCTCTTCCTCGGGCGTCTCCGCGTCCTCTTCCAACTCGGAAGGCTCATCGGGGTTGTCGTCACCTTCCAGGTCAGAAGGCTCGTCAACTTCCTTTTCCTCTTCGTCGGGAAGCGTGTCCGTGCTGGCATCGTCGGACGTTTCTTCGTCCTCTTCCTCTTCATCGTCTTCGGGCTTTTTCATCGCCTTGCGACGCTGTAGTTCTTCGCTGGTCAGTGCCATGAGAAACGTCCTCCCCTGCTTGAGCTTTGATCCATTTAAGCACACCCCGCCACGCCTTGCAAATTCGGCCAGTGATTTTCGCACCAGCGGGCTTGTCAAATGCTTCATCTCTTCGCGGAGTGCTTCGGCATTGGCTGGAATGGCGACGACAGAAATCTCTGTCAAATCCCATTCCCGGAAGTGATAGCTTTTGCTGCCCAGCTTGTCCGCCTGGATCGGCAGGAATCCCACCGACGACGCGCGAAGCACGCCAGCCCGCACCAGCTCCCACACGTCCCGCGACGTGGTAGTCAAGCAGTGGAAATGGCAGGTGGCTTTTACCACGTCTGGCTTGACGACAACGGTGAACCGACCCAAGGCATCCATCGACAAGCCGATAGGTTTGCCGTCCGCTTCATGCTGATGGTTGTAGCACCAGATTGGATTCTTGCGATAGTTCGACAGCGACGGCAGACAGCCCTCCGGCTCCATGATGTCGCCTTGGCGGTCCCTGCTTCGTGTCGAGACGATGAACGTGGCGGACTTCTCAGCTGCGTCCGTCTCGACCAGGCCATCCACCGCGTCGAGTGCCAGCGTCCCCGACGCCGTGGCCGTGGCGTACTTGATGCGCGACAGCCCCCGCACGCTGGCGGCGCGTTGCTTCACGTCGGCGATAACGGCGCGGTTGAATTTCATGGCGTTACGCTGCCCCCTTGATGATGCCGGCGTTTACCAGGGCGGTGCGGATCGCGTTGGCCAACGTCTCGACGGCCTGCACCGCAGCCAGCACCGTCGCCTTGTCCACCGTGTCGGAACCCGTGAAGTCAGTCGAAGGCGTCACCGCTGCCTGCGCCGCCCCGACCGGCTGCACGATTGGCGTGGCGTTCCAGAAGCCTAGTTTCTGCGTCGCCCCCGTGCCGATCTTCGTTCCGGTCGTTGAACCCAAAGCGAGGTTGTCGCCATCGCTGAAGCTGGCCGTTGGCACGGCACTCTTGGCCTGCCCGCTGGCGTTGATGACTGACCAGCCCCGCCCGTTGACGTAGGTTAGCGTCTCGCCAGTAAGCAGCGTCCACGCTCCCATCGGGCGAGTGTTGGCACCATCCACCAAATTGACCGTCACCACAATCGAAGCGGTATCGGCGTTGTAGATGTTGATGAAGTCAACGCTCAAGGCCAGCCCGCTCGACGGCGCAGCCACCAGCGTTGTCGCTGTGTCTGCAAGGATTCCGTTGGACGCACCTTGGCCGGAACCCCCGGCATGAAACGCAGCCACGAAAGTAGGGTCAACGGTTGCAGGCGCATCCGCGAGGATTGCCGTGATAGATTGCGAAGTTGAACCAAGAAACATATCGCACCCCTGGAATGATCCTGTTGTTTACCGTCCTGCTCCTGCCAGTGCTGCCACGATCCGACGCGGGTCAATCTTGCGACTCTCCGCATACACCAAATCATAATCTACTATATCGGTCTGTACGCAAAAACAATTAGGATGTAGCGGCGGGTGCATCACCACCGCATAAGGCCCACCGCGCGGGTCCACCCAATACGGCTGGTCCAGTCCCACCCGCTTGCCATTCAGCGACAGGCAGCGGTCGCACGCATCCGACGACGCAAGCCATTCCTTCTGCGCGACAATCCCCGTTTCCTTCGCTGCGAGGATCTGCCCCGCATGCACCGCCCTCGATGTCTCCGTTTGCGCGATGGTGAACGCCCGCTGCGGGTCGTCGAACAGTTGCCCCACCCGCTCCGAAATCTGCCGCGATGTCTCGCCTCCCTGCAATGCCTGCCCCAGCGTCGTCCCCAGGTTGCTCAACGTCTCCGCAATCGTGTCAGTTGCCGTCTGGTTGGTGGCATCGCAAAACGCGAACACCGCCTGATAGATCGCGTCCAGAACCTTCGGATTGAACACGTCAAACGCCATTTCCGAGATCGGTTCCCACGGCCCCCAGTTCTTCGCCAGCAATCGCTTCAGCAGCTTTTTCGGCGGTTTCTTGCCGAGGAACGTCTCGACCTTGGCCGCAATCTCGCGTTTCTTCGCCTTGCCCGTCTTCGCGTAGATCGCCTGGAAAATCGGCAGTAGCACCTCAACCATCGGCTTCGTCCACGCCGACAGGTCCGGCCTACGTCCTTGCCGTAGCTGGCGGCGCACGTCATCACGCTGCCGGGCGAAGAATCGCCGCAAGGTTAGCTCAATCTGTTGCTGATGCGTCATGGGTTGCCCCGCCGCGAAACGACCGTATTAGGCTTGGCGATCTTGCCCGGGATCAAAACATGATAATAGTTGGCGTCTCCCTGCTTAATGCCCAGATCAGGTTCATCCATCAGGCGCGGCTCGTTCGCCTGCTTCAACTCAACTTTACCTTCCTCCCACTGTCGCAAAAGTTCCGCGTGGAATTCCTTTGGCGTCATGTCGGGATTTTTTTCCTTGGCGACGTGGTACATGGTCGGAATATCGACCAGTCCATCGGCGTATTGGCTCATTCGCGTTAGGTGTGCGTAAGTGTCCTCAACCGTGTTTGGTTTCATCGTGCCGCCACCTTCCGGCTTGGATGACTGCTCCGCCGGCTTCGCCTCGGGCTTTGCTGCCTCGGCAGGCTTGGCCGCTTCCGTCTTCGGTTTCTTTACCGCCGGCTTCGCCTTCGCGGGCTTGCTTGCTGGCGTCGCTGTAAGTTTGGCATGCGCCTTCATCGCCGCCGCGTGGTCCTTCGTGGCCTTGGCATGGTCCTTTTTCGCCTTGTCCGCCGCCGCCTTCTTCGCCTTGATGCCCAGCTTTGCCGTGCTCTCTTTTAGCTTCGCCGTGGCGTGCTTGGCTTGTAGCGATGCGATCTTCTTCACCTTGGCTAGTTTCTCCTTCGGCGTCGTCGCCTTGGCCGCCTTTGCTGCCTTCAACGCTTCGGCGTGCTTCTTCGTCGTGGCCTTGGCCTTGTCGTGGGCAGCCTTGGCCGCTTCGTGCTTCTTGGCATGGGTGGCGTGCGTCTTCTCCGTCTTGGCTGCTACCTTGGCTGCGTCTGCTACTTTCTTCGCGCTGGCCTTGTGGTCTTTCGACGGGGATGGTTTCTTGGCTGCCGTTGCGGGCTTGGCCTTCGGCTTGGCGGCTGGCTTCTTTGCGGGCTTGTCCGCGCCGCCAGGACCGCTGCCGAATTTCCCATCGTCCGCGCGAGGATGGTCCTGCTCGTTGAAGTCCTTGCGGACACAATCCAACGACTTGAACGCAAGCGAGAGCGGAATCGTCGTCTTCTTGCCACCTTTGGAAGAAAACACCATCTCTGTCGCAGTGAAGGTTGTGCCTTCAACTCCTTGCTGCTGCCCGTCAACGTACTTCTGACCACATCCCGCCTTAACATAGGCCAGCGTGACATGCGGATGATAATTCGGATGCGTGTCCGTGCATTCAAGATTGTCGCTAATGGTCTTGTTTAGTCGTCGCAAATCGTTGCTGTAAACGTCGATCTTCACCACGTCGAAGTCTTTTCCATCCTTGGCGGGGAACAACGACACCTTACCGAACCTGCCAACAACCGCCCCGAAGCCAGCGACCACGCGGCGCACGTCAGCCGCGTTGCTGGTATGCAGCCCATACTTAACCGTGATATGCGGATCAGTCTCGCGACCGTCTTCAGCCAAGTCCGTTTTCTGAATGGCTGCGGACATTGCGAGAACTCTACTTCTCAATTCCCCATCAAGGTTGAACTGGGTTGACGCAAACGAATGAATCGCTTTCAGCCGCATGCGTGCGAGGTCCAGCCCCTTGCGTCTAGTGAGCAGCATGTCCGTTCCTTTCCCATCGCTTCCCGCTGCCGTTCAGCAGCAGCGATGCAGGATCATCCGCCTCGGCCTCGACAGGCTGCTCGCCCGCGTCCACCGCTTGAGCGTCTTCCGTGCCCTGGTCGTTTTCGTTGTACCGCTCCGACGCCGCCGCCGGGATCGGCATCACCGCCGGGTCTTCGCCCGTGTTCAGCGGCAATGGCGACATCCCCATTGGCACAATCGGATCGTCGCCGCCATGCTCGAAGGGAGGCAGGTCCAGGACGTGCCGCCGGAACTCATTCGGCGTGGCACAACCCTTGCTCACCGCGTCGCCCCACTTCCGCAACTTCATGTCAGGATCGTCCGGCGTGCTGTCCGGCCAGTACGCGACTAGCTCGTCATCGTAGCGCCGACACAGCTTTTCCGTCAGCACCTGGCCGACGAACATCAACAGCGGATTGATCGTGGAACGGTGGAAGCTCGCCGTAGCCGCGACCATGCTGGCGAATGTCGTCTGCTCTGCGAGGCCAACCACGGACGGGCCGACACGATGGCTCGCCAGCTTCCACGTCTTCATCTGGTCGGCGCTGGCGTTGTAGTCCATCTCGCCCGGCGAACTGCTGATTGGCACCAGCGTCATGCCGGGGGCAAGCACCAGCGGCTGCTTGGTCCTCATAACGCCGCTGTACTTGTTTTGGATGTCAACCTTGATTCGCTCAATCTGGTCCGGCGACGGGTCTGCGACCTCCTTGTCAATCTGCACCACTACGCCGGGGAACATGCCGTTGACGAAGTGGGCCGTTCGGCTGCGGTCGATGTTGTTGGAAACGTCCGTCCAATCCGACGTAGCCGATAGGCAGCTCCACCCGTCGAAGGGATTTGTTGGCGACGGCATGGCAATGTGAATCATCTCGGCGGCGGGAATCGTCATGCGGCTTCCGCTGCCCATTGCCCAACCCTGCCCCCACTCCTGGAACGTGTTCGTCGATAGCGTGGCCCGAATCTCGTATTCCTCGACAATGCGCCCATTGCCCGACTTGGGCCGCACCCAGTTGGATGGGATCACCCATAGTTCCGCAATCTCGCCCTCGAATGTCTTGCTGGGAACCATCCAGATATAGGCGTTGCCGGTCAGCTTCAGGAACATCGTCAGCTTGTAAAAGAAGCTCCACGCCACGTCCGGACCGTTGGGATTGCGGAGCAGCTTGAGCAGCGGATGCCGGCGGCTCACCGGTTCCAGTTCTTCATGCTCTGCGATGCTCACCATCGCCTTTCGCCGCATCTGCTGCCCGAGGCACTTGGCCCGCTGCTGCTTGTCGTCACCCGGCGCACGGACGTGGGCAAGCTGAATCTGCATGCCCGCGACTTCCTCGCAAATAGCATGGATCGCAACGTAATCCCAGCCCCGAAAGTGGTTGACCAACTCGCCCCGGTTGGCCCCCCAGCTATTGAACGTGCTGATAGAGGGGAACAACGTCATCAGCCGCCGCTCGCCCACGCTCTTGCGCAGCAAGCCGCTGATTCCGTCCCAAGCCCGTCCTAGCAATGATCGCCGCATCGAATCCCCCGGTTATCCGTCACACTACCAGAGGCGAAACTCTTGTCAAATCCGACCTGTCACCACGGACAAAAATCAAAAACGAATTATGTCCGAGAGCCACGAATTATGTCCGCGTCGCTACCCTAGTACCACTTGAATTCTAACGGCTTCCGTCCCACCGCCAGCTTGTTGAACGCCAGCGAGGATGCGTCCACCTGGTCGTCATTCTTCCCATTCGGGAACATGGTCAACTCGTCGATATAATCCCGGTTCCACTCACCCCGAACTAACGACACGTTGCCCGCTTGTACCTGCGACGAAAACGGGTCTGCTCTCACCACCTTGTCCCCCGTGGCCCGCTCCGCCTCGACCGCGAACCCTGCCAAGAGTGTTGTGGTGTACTCTGCCGATTCCTTGCCACCGCTCCCCGGTTCCTGTTCAATCCAAATCTTGACCGCCGTGCCGTCCATCTCCGCCGTCTGCCGCATGACCTGATTGCGTTCGTGGCTCGACCACCGGCCCCGCACCACGTCCTCGACGTAGTAACGCCCTTCCTTCGTCGCCGACATCAGGACGCCTACCGTGTAGTCTCCGCCGTCATCCGTGCCTGCCTTGTCCCATGCCCGAAACCGTTTGACAATATCGACCGGCGCGGCTCCGACGATGTTGAGGCAGTCCCGCTTGAACATGCCGCCCGCCAACGGCACAGGACGCTGTTGATACAACGACGTGAACCACCGCTCGCCCAGCGTCTGCTTGATCTGCTCAAGCTGATTGGCGTCGAACCGATCCGGCCACAGCGCAGCACCGGGAACCCGCCCCATCGGATCGTTGGCCTCAGCCAGTGCGGGCAGGTTGAAGACTCGCCACTTGGCCCGCTCATGCTGGAGAATCCGCCCAGCCAAGTCGTCTTCGTGCCAGCGCGTTTGAATCAGCAGCACCTTGCCCGCTGGTTCCAATCGCGTGAACGCCGTGGACGTGTACCAGTCCCACGACTTCTCGCGATAGGTCGCCGACAACGCCTCCTCGGAGTTTTTTACGGGATCATCTATAATTAGTAGATCCGAACCTTTCCCAGTAATCGGACCGCCAACGCCCGCCGTCATCATCCCGCCTTCGCGGTCGGCGATTCCCCAGCGATTCGCCGCGCTGCTGTCGTCCCGCACCTTCAGGCCGATGCGCGGACCGTTTCGCTCAAATACGTCGCGGGCTTTGCGTCCCCACGACGAAGCGAAGTCCGCCTCATAGCTGGCGAGAATGACACGCCGATCCGGGTAGACCTGGAGATACCACGCCGGGAAATACTTCGATGCGCACTCACTGTTGTGGACAACAACGCCATCGGCGATGAAGTTGTGTGTGCCTTCCACTTCGATGTCATAGGTCGGAGCGTCGCCGTCGCTCTCGATTCGCTCAACACGCTCCCAGATGATCGCTTGGTTGCACACCCGACGCAGGTCGTCGTTGTCTTCGATTTCGGCGATCTTGGCAACGATCTGCCGCGCCGTTCCCCTGGTGTACTGCTTATCTACCCTGATGCCCGAATGAAGCCTATGCCAAGAGACGGTTTTCTTTAGTAGCGATTTCCACCCGGCTGGAATGGAATCATACTGCGGGAAGTGTCGCCGCCCGGATCCCGCAATCGTTTCCGCCAGCAACCTCAGCTTCCTGCCCTTGTCGCCAATGACCGGAACCTGCGAAGCAAAGCGGCAAATGTCCCCGCCGCTAACGCCAAGCCGCCAGCTACGATGCACCTCGCCCTTGTACTTGCCCGTCTTTGGCCTGAGCACGCTGTAAACGCCAAGTCGAGACAACAGCCGCTGAACGTCGCGAAGCAAGTCTGCGGAAACAGAATAAAACTCGGCAACACCTTCCCGGCACGTCGTCACGGTTCCATCGCAATTAAAGTAAGCCGCGAGGTAATCAACAAGGTCTGCTCGCCCAGCCGCAAAGATGCAGGGCGGAACCCGCTTGTCAGCGCTCTTCGCCGCTGGCATGAACTCGCGCAGTCTCGCCTTCATGGATGGTCCAAACTCAGCTCGCTGGCACTTTCGGCGGACGTGATAGCCGTACTTGCCATCGCGGGTCAGCTTGTGGTTGTGCTTTTCAGCAATCTCGCCCAAATGAGCGACAACCTCGGGACCAGCCGATGTCAGAATCGGCTCGCCTTTGCCGAACGATCCATCGCCGGTCAGGTATCCCATCAGCGACGCAAAACCCCACGGGAGCGGTTCTCCGTTGGGTATTCCGAACTGTCTCAGCGCCGCAATCGAGTCGCCCGCCTTGATCGCCCCTGCCTCTTTCCACCCGTGAACAGTCAACACGGGGTGGTTGTCTGTGCAAGTTAGTTCACGCCCAGAAAACAGAGTCAATTTTAGCACTGGTTTAACACCATTAAATTGAGTCGCAACAACGGTTTGTACCGTAGTATTATACTCAAAATCAATGGCCTGCACCATGTCGGAGCGGCAAATATCTTCGATGTATTTCCACGTCCCGTCAGCCATCATCACGGGAGTGCCTTTAGCTAGGCATTTACCGTGGCGCGGTGGCATCGTCAGCAGTAGCCGATCCGTCGTCCCCGCTGCTAGTTCCAACAACTCCCGGTTCAGCAGGTCCAGGTGCGGAGCCAGCTTCCAGCGGTGGTTGCTGTCGATCATCGCCAGCGCCGCCGGGGACCATAGCTGCGGAAAGCGCAGCAAGTGCTGCACGGGCTGCGGTAGTTCCGAGAGCATCGGTGATTGCTTCGGCTGTCTGCGCTGGCGAGGCATTCAGGTCCTTGCCGTCCTTCCCCGTGTGCTCTTGCCGCTCAACGTAACCACGATCTTTCCCGAGCGTCTTCAGCGTCAAGGTGATAGCCCACCCCTCTCCAGCGTCAACCGCCTCCATTAGCTTGGAGACCGCCGTGTCGATCTGGATACCCTTGTGCTCTTTGTAGACTGCTTGGACTTCAGGGTGGTTTAGCCGGTAATTCCTGATTGTGTTGGCATGGCATCCAAGATCGCGGGCAGCAAGAAACACCAACCCCCGATTTCTGTTGAGGGCGTCAATTATCTGCTCTGGCGTGTATCTCTCTGTATTAGCCACAAGAATACAAAATTAAGGATCGTTTTTTGCTATCGCCCCTCATCGTACCACGCCCGCCGTCGGCGTCAAATCCGCTTCACGGCTTCGCATCCACAATGATCGGCTCGTCGGCGTCAATCCGCCCCGTCTCCGCCGTGAACGTGTGGCAAGGCTGGTGCGGCCCGATGATGTGGGGAATGGTTGCCGTGCAGTCCCCGTGGTAGTTCGCGGCAACGGGCTTCGCCTGGAACAAACTGAACTGAGACGGGATTGGCGTGTTCATCCAGTCGCGAGCCGCCGCCTCGACCGTGTTGGTCCACTTCGCCTGTAACTCCACCACCTGGCGTTCCGACGTGGCAATGCGGCCCAGCGCCACATCAAGTTCCAGGATGAGATTCGCATTGGCTGCCAACAGATCGCCAATCCTGTTTTCATCACTCATCGTCGCCCCTCTTTGCTTGTCGCGATCATACCTGTTTCGTACGCCAAAATGCAAATTTGCCCTATCACCGCGTCTCGTTAAAATGACATCGCCGGAACAGAGAGGGGGGCTGGCGCACTCGCAATGCGCCGCCCCCTCCGGTCTTGCGACCCGCTCTTGCATTGTACCTTTTCTCTGTTCGCGGGGTCAACGATCATGCGTCAAATCTCTCTCGATTCGTGGATGGAATGCGCGCAGTCCACAATCAAAGACATCTGCTCCATGTCCGAAAACGATCATCGTCGCGGGCGATACCTGCCGATTGCGTGCATACTTGCCCGTGCGATGGACAGCAAGGACTTCTGGGCCAATGATGGCCTGGCCGATGAAATCGCCGAGCTGTCCGAGAAAGATCAATTGCGAGTGCAGAGGACGCTTGAGCAGTTGATGGACATTGCCGATCCTGATTCGATGTTCGCGCGGGAAGTGTCCCGCAAGATCAAGCATGCGAGCGCGAAAGAGATCGACGCCGCCGAACGCGAATCGGCGGAAGAACGGTTGCTGGCGTGTGCTGGTTGATCGTGTCGAGGGGCACGCCCATGCCGTGCAAGCAACGCATGGCATGGATGCGTACCGCCATGTCCGCAGAAAGCAGTTGCGTCCAGTAGGTTTCGGCGTTTGGTTGCAGGTCGTGGAATGCGTCCAGGTCCGCATTCACTTCCTCTCGCCAGTCGCGTGCCAGCATTCGCCCGTGCTCATCAGTTGCCACCGTGATCAGCATTTCGACGCTTTGCTCTGGCAGCATCCCAAGCGGCGTCTTGGCGTCGTCGGGATGATGCAGGCGCAGCACCAGCCGGGCGCGGCGGTGCATCTCGTCAATTTTGTCCGCCGTCCCTGGCAGTGCGGTCGTCGGTTGCTTCGGGTCCAGCATGGGTAGCCCCTTTCTTCTCTGCGTTCTTCCCGATGACTTCGTGAGCGCAATGAATGCGCTCCGCACACCGCATAATCATGTCGTGTTGCTCGGCCCGGACCTGTCCCGCGACGCGATCTAGTTCAGCGTTCATCCGCTCCACCAGAAACGCCGCCCACATGCGCACCCGCCCGCTGGCAAGCTCGGCCTCCCATTCGCGATGCCAGCGGAGCAGGTCGTCGCGGGTCACTGGGGACCGCCTTTCGTTGCGTTCTCATGCGCGTCGTTGAGTTTCTTCCACGTCTTATCCGCCAGCATCCGCACCATCTCCCAGCCTTCGCCTTCCGTGGCTTGCACTTGCTGAATTCGTAGCGTTTGGGCGTACAGAAGCATTTCATCCAACGCCTTCCGCAACCGCGCAATCTCCGCGTTCATCTGGAAAATCACCAGCGAAGCGATCTGTGGCCCCGTCCCACTGGTTGCCGGCCAATATCGCTGATATGTCACCAGCGTTGCTTTGAGCTGGTCATTGCCGACCAGTTCATCACGCAACCGCAAAATCTCCACGTCCCGCTCGGCAAGCAGGGCGTTGATCTTGTCGGCGATGTTTCTGGAACTCGGTGCCGATGTTTCATCAGCCCACTCAAGCACATCTTCCGCCGTCACTTGCTTCATGGCGTCGCCTCCTTTAGGCCGCATGCCAAGCCTCTTTCTGCCAGCGCGTCTTCGTGTCGCTGGCACACCTGTTTCGCCTCGACCGCACTCGTCAACCTGCCGCCCAAATACTTCACGTCCTGCCGATCAAAGTCGAGCAGCGTAGCCATCAAAAAGATCGACCCTTGGACGACGTACTGGCTGCGATCCTGATGCCGGCTGGTCGCAACGTGCATAAGCCTGCCGTCCGCGTCTGCCTGCGTGGTCCACGTCAACGCATCCGCCATCACGCACCGCCTTTCCAGCACGCATCGCACGGTTTCCCGCAAACCCCATCGCCGCCGCATTCGTGGCTCGCTGGGTTTGGGACTCGCGAATCCTCCGCCACGGTCCCCGTTTCCAGCCACCTTGTTAGCGCGTCGCAAATGAACGCGGCCTGTTGTCGGTCCAGGTGCAACGTGTCGCTCCAGTCGTCCTCATCAGCCCAGAAAGCGACCTTAACCAGCGTCCCGTCGTCCTCAATCGCCAGTTCATCGTCGTCGTCGCCACGCATGCGAATCTCTGCCATCACGCACCGCCTTTCAGAATTCGATTTTGTCCATCATCACAATCGCCCGCAATTGCCCCATGCCGTCCCCGAGGTGGCGGCTAAACGTCTGCCGCTGCCCCTTCGTTTGCTGCGTAAGCCCCATAGCCCCCATGATGGTCACAGGCTTGATCTCGCGATGCTTGATTGCCTGCCGAATCGTTTCGCCGGGCCGCCCCTTGATTCTACGCGCGGCCAGCGTGATGCGATTCAGGACAAATTGCGTATGGTCCTGATTGTCGATTTCTTGAATATGGTCGGTCTTGCAAGCCGGGTGATACTTCTCGAAGGTGTTCGAGACAGCTTCGAAGCCGATCACCTTTTCAGGGTGCTTGCCGCTGCCGTCGTTGTAAACGCCGCCCTTGTAAATCGGCATGCCCAGGGCGCATTTCTTGATTTCGTGGCCCACCCATGTTTCCAGCATCAGACGAACCGAAGGATAAACGTGCGTCGAGAACTGGTAGCCGAGTTGCGGCTGAAACGTCCTGGCAGCACGAATCAGGAACAGGAACGCCTGAGCGCAAAAGTCGTGCAGCGTCCCGATGCGGGCCATGTGTTCCGCGCGTGCTCCCCGACCGAAAAACTTGACCGCAACCTTGTTGGCAAGCATCACGTTTTGCGTCGCCAACTCCATAGAAATCTCTGGCGAGTTAGCGTAGGTCACGCGGATTTTCTCCCGCTTGCGTTTCCACGCTGTGCCGTCCGCTTCGGCCTGAGCAAGCCACGCCTGAGCGTTGGCGAGTGCTTCCTGAATCGTATCGCCTTCAATGGAGCGTTCACACAAACGTAGCCTGGCGTCGGTGTAGCGGAGCACGGTTCGCACCGGGTAGGGCGATCCGAAACAGTGCTCCAGGATCGCGGGCAGAGCTTTTTCGAGTTGTCGCATTATGCAGACCCCATTTCTATTCTGTAACACGACCGGCACAAACATCGCCGCAGCCGTTGCGGTTTTAATGAATTGCACCGCGTGCATCGGTGCATCAGCGTTTTGCTGGTCGGCAGTTCGCCCATGTCATCAACGCCATTCGGTACGCCCAGGTCCGGGACATATAGCGCGAACAACCGCAGGAATTCCCCCTCCGTGGCGACGATCCCCGTGGAGGCGAGCCGCCGATTGACGGATGCGCGGGTGGCGTCCTTGCCCTCCGCGACGATGGCCAGCCGGATCGCCTGCTGTTCGTCGTGTGTGCGACCGTTGCGAAAATGCGGGTGTTCGCGGGTAATGGCGGGTAGGTGGAAGATCATGCCGCACCGCCTTCCGTCGCAAGAACTCCCACAAATACAACCAACTTTCCACCCTTCACGATGTCGCGGCGAAAGCTCATCTTCACGTCGATCTGCGAGTCGTCCAGGTAGACGTGCGCCGCCGTCAATGCGTCCAGAGTTGCCTTCTCGATGTTGTCCAGGTCACGCTTAACCTTGTCAGGCGGGTGGACCTCGATGCAGAGCCGTAGCCGCCCTTCCATCGGTTTCATGGTGGCGGCCAGCTTCACCACGGCGGCGCGGAACTGCTCGCCAGCCTTACTCACGAACAGATTGCCGTGCTTGGACCGCTGCCAGTAGTGGTTCACGCTTGGCGGCCACGGAAGTTCCAGCGTCCTCCACGACGGCGCATCCGGCAGGTGCGCCCACTGCATCGCCCGCGTCGCCGCCTTGCGTTCTCGCTTCTCGGCGGCTTCCTTGCGAGTGGGTCGCTTCGGCGGTTCCTCGCCCGGCGCGAAGGCACGTTTCTTCTGACGCCTGGGCTTATTGATGTGCGGCAAATGCTCCTGGTGCGCGAGCAGCTTCGCCCGCGTCTCTGGGTCCAGGGCCAGCAGGTCTCGTTTCTTCATCCGTGCCATCGTTGTTACTCCTTGGTTGAAAACCACGCGACCCGCTTGCTTGCCAGCACCCGTCAACAAGACGAGCGGTTGAACCATCGGGAAGCCCGCGACAGGCTTCGTTTTGATGGCTGGGTCTCACGGGCCGCGTGTGGATCGTTGGCTACCCTCGCCTGTAGAATTTCTTGGACCGTAGCGTTCTGCACCTGTCGCTGCAAATCCGCTCCACGCTGACCGGCGTGAACATCTCCCGGCAGTTGAGGCATGGCCGTTTCTTCAGTCCCTGCGATGCCAACTCCTGCCGCCGTTCCATCCGACGCGCCTTGGCTCTGGCATCGCCGCTTTTCTTGCGGCAGGCGTCGCCGCAAAACCATTGGCGTGATTCCGACTCGACGCGCAAGCCGCAATAGTTGCAGTAAAACACGGTCACTTGTCGCGTCCCTCCAATGCTGCCGCCGCGAACACCTGTGGGTCATTGTGAATATCGTTGTCCCACTCCCAAGAAAAACGCTCGTAGTGGTCCCAGCTTGCGTTCGACGCGAACACCTTCAGCGCCGCCCGCAGCCGCGTCAGTTCCTTTTCCTGCTCGATATTCACCGCCGCCAACTCCGCGAAGGTCTGGTGCGGCGTCGTCGCTCCGCAGCGCGGGCACTCGTTGGGTTTGGTCATGACGTTGCCTCCTTCGGTTCGTGCCACCATTCTGGTGGAGCCTTGGCACACGACGTACACAGGTGCCTGATAAGCACGTCCAGCTTCTCGATCTTCCACCCACACTTGCGAGCAAACATCTCGACACTATCCGAACGCCACGATTGCTTACGTCTTGCCGTGCCTTTGATCGTGTCTTTGCACTGGTCGCATTCCAGCATCCACATAACACGCCACGCCATTATGCACCGCCGTTCTTTGCGTTCGTCGTTGCGTGCCAGGCATGCACCCTATCACGTTGGTCGGGAGTCAACGATGGGACTGCTGAAATTAACTCCACGTCTCGCACTGTTGTAATTGCGTTACAAACCAACCGACGAACCTTGACAATGCAGGTGTCGCAAATGTCGTAGGCATCATCGAAAGAGCAATCGCCGCCGGCTTCGGCGTAGAAAGACACTTCCGTCGCCTCGTCACGCCGTTTCGCGTGGCCGCACATATCGCAAATCCTCATTCCCAAACCTCCCCTTGCTTCGTGACCTCGAATTGCACCACTACCCGCATCGTCAGCTTGTACCGTCGCCATCCCTGCTCATGGGGACGCCTCACGTCAATCGTGTAGCAGCAGCCGTGATACAACCCGTAATCGCTTGGCGCGTCGTTGGCATCTGCTTTCATGTCGCGTTCGAGCATCTTGGCGGCAAATGATTCCGCCGCGTCTTCGTGGCTCTCGAAGTAGCACCCCAGCGATGGGTAAACGATTTCTGGTTCGTGCGGCTCGCCTTCCGCGTTTACGATGCGGCAGATGTATCGTTTGTGGTCGTTGCTCACGATGCTTCCTCCTGTTCGCTGGTGTCCACTCCGCAGCACGCCGTTTCCCGCTGCAACCGCATGCCGCCAATCATGGCCGCGCAGCATTTCTCAGCACGCCGCACCGCGTCGGACCATCCCGCGTTGTAATGCTTGTCGATGTCGGCGTTTTCTCGTTCCAGTTCCGCGATGCGGGCCTTCCACGCCTCCGTTCGTCGTGCCAGCTCCACGTCACAGCGGCGTTCGATGTCGGCGGCAGCCAACCGTGCTGCTTCCAGTTCGCGTTCAAAACCTTTGGCTAGGTCATCACGCTCCTGCCGTGTTTTTGCAGCATCAGCCCGTAGCTCATTACAAGTAAACTGCAACTGCTCCGCGATGCCGTGCATCTCTTTGTTTCGATCCGAGAACCGTTGCACATCGTCACGCAACCGCCCAAGATTGTGGAATTGTTCGTCGCACGTTCGCTGCAATTCACTCGCCCGATCCGCCGCAGCCTTGCGTCGCTCAGCCATCTCCACCAGTTGCTTCGTCGCCTCGTCGCGTTCCGCCTGCGTCGTCCGCAACGCTTCCGCAAGCGCGTCACGCTCAGCTATCAGTCGTTCAATGCGATCAGCGTGGACACCTTGCATGAAGCGGTAGTTTCGCAGTGTCAATCTCTGCAACAAGACATGCAACAACGTGATTGCGTATGCCACAGATAGCACCGCCAGCGAATTGGCCAGAATCGTTTCCATTTCCGATCCTCAGTTAAGATTGATCCGCCCCGCCTCCAATCGCCTCGACGCCGACGCGCGAGCCAGCAACATCTCCCACGCCTGTAGCTCAATCGCCTTCGCTTTCAGCCACGCCAGTGTGCATGCCCGCAGGTCGGCCAGTTCGCGTTGTAGTTTGCGAATGGTCCGCTTCGCCTCGTCGCGATCATCCCGGTATACGATTGCATAGCACCAGGAAACGTAGAGCAGGACGCAGGCGATGATGATGGCAACATGGATCATGGCTGCACCTCCGCGGGAGGATCGGATTGAGCCATGTCTGGTGCGGGTTTCTCCTCGACGGGTTCAAGCAGATCGGCAAGTTGGTGCCGAAACAGACAACCGCCGCATGTAATCAAGCCCCTTCGTATGGTCCACACTTCTCGCGGGCCAACTCGCAAGCATCGGCGACATCGCCAAATCGTGGTCATGATTTTCTCCAGATTTCAGTAACAGGCTTGCCGTAAAAAGCAGCGATCTTGACTGCGTTGGTCATCACCAAGTCGCGGCCTTTCTCGATGCACCAGTAGCTGTTAATGGAAAGGCCAACCGCTTTCGCCACTTCTCGCAAAGACAGACGAAGTGATTCGCGAATCTCCCGCAATCCGTTGTCGGGCCACTGCACTTTGCCAGGGAAATCGGCTTTATTTCTTGGGCTTCGCTTCCAGGACTTCTCTTTGGCCAGCTTTTCGGCAGGTGTCATTCCGTCACCTCCCCCGGCAACTCTAACCACTCTCGCCCGTCGAGCATGCGTCCGCTCTTGTCGGCACCGACGCGGAATACCATGTAGCTCGGTTGATCGTTCACGACGCGGTAGCCGCCAGGATGCGAGCCATCCCAGCTGATGTCACTTGTCTCGACGATGCAATCCCGCCCGTACACGTCGTCGATTGCTTCCTGATCCTCGCTGTCCTTGGCCTTTCGGCGTGACTTGTACAAGTGGTCGTATCCTCTGGTCAGATCGGTGATTGGGCACCAATCACCCCATCCCGCGAAGTAGAACGGCACCCCCGCAGCGATGCACTGGTCACGCAGCGAGCGGACCCATGCCGGGTGCATGGGCGTGTCGCCGCCCTGCACGATGACGAGATGGACCGGCGGTGGACTGCACAACCAAATCTCCACCGATTCCCTCGGCGTCAGCAGCACGAACCGCCGCGTGCCCTGCCCAAGCGGCAATCTAAGCAGCGATGATCGGTGGACGCACTTCGATGTCAACGCCTCCTGCAACCAATGGCACAGCAGCGCGGTAGATACGTCAATCTCATACTGTTCGACAGCTTCGCGCAAGGTCGCCGCTAGTTGGTCATGTTTCGCAACCAGGAACGCAATCAGGTCTTTGTCTTCGATTGGCCGCATATCCACTCCTTGAGAAATCACTTGATCCGCAGATGCGTTCCCTGCGTCATGTTGATCGTTTCTGGAAGCGGCAGCCCCGCCTTGTGAATCTCCAGTACCGCGTCGCGGTCCAGCGTCACTTCCGTCTTCGTCCGGGCGAATCCTTCAGGGATGTCAGCACCTTCCGCCAGCGTCACAGAGCAGGCGCTGTTGCGGCACACCGACAGGACGTGGGCGGTTGTCTCCAGCTTCTTGACGCCGGCGGCTTCCATCGCCTGCCGCATGTACTCCTTCACGGAATCCGCTCGCCTCGATGCAGCGGCGGCAAGGTCCGCGATCCGCTTCGCTTCCGCAGCGAGGCCAACGGCCCGCGCCCGCAGTTCGGCGTGCCACTTTGCTACGGCGTCCATCTTGGCGGGAAACGCCAGGCTGATGGCGTCCAGGCGTGGGGCGATGTCGTCGCCAATCTCGCCGTCGGCGTCCTCAATGGCGTCCGTGACTGCACGGAATTCGTGGCTCAGTTCGTAGAGGCTCGGCATGTCATTTCCCTTGGGTGAGTTTCAAAACCAGTGGTCCAAACACGTTGTCAACCTTGGCCGCTCTGTAGCGGTATCCGTCCTCTGCCTTGCGTTCGCGTTCGGCTTCGCCCATCAACCATTCCCAATCCTGCCGGCTGATGTCCCGTTCATAGTCCTCGATGAACAGGCACACCTTTCCCGGCGTCCGATCCGCGATGAGGTTGCTGACCGCGTTGAACTTCGTTCGGCCCAGGGCGCAGGCACAGAAGGCCAGATTCGTGTACCGCGTCCCCTTCCACCGCCAGCGGCACTCGCCATCGCCATTGACCTGGACTAGCTCGATGGATTTCGGGTGAGGTACGGTCAGCGTGCCCGAGTTGTGGCAGCGGACGCACTCGCCTCGATCCGGGTTCAGCGAGGTTGCCATGGTCTCGCGACGCTCTTCGGCTTCAATCGCTCTGACGTAGCGCCCAAGGCTCGAAAGCTGGTCGGCACGGAATCGGCTTACTTTGGCGTCCGAGTCGCTAGCGTAGCGTCTGGATGCGTTTACAAGGGTTGCCAGCGGCTTATCCTGGAATGCTTCCGCAATAGCAGCGAGCAAACCGGCATCTTCCGGGCGGTTCATGTCGAACAGCGTAGCGTGAACATCTCGCCACACCTGAAATTCTGATGATGTCATTTCAATGGGCCTTTCGGCAGTGGAGGCAGGGAGCGAAGGTATTCCATGCTCTTATCGAAAGATGCTTTCTCTTCTGCGGTCTTCTCGGGCTTGCCGTTGCTGTGCTTCGCCTTGGGGCGAAGGCGTTCTTCGAGGCGGAAAATCGCCTCAGTCTTGCTGCGTGCCGGGTCCGCGATCTCGGCGCGGATCGTCTCCGCTGGTGTTCCAGTGCGGATCAGTTCGCCGAACACGTCAATCAGGTTCCGCGCGTCGTCGAGTTTGTTGTGTGTTCCCTTGCGGTGGAACTTCCAGAGACGGGCAAGGCCTTCCGGGGTCAGGTCGAAGTTTTCCTGCATGCAGGCTTGTGGCGGTTCCCTTCTTACTCCGGGTGCGGGTGCGGGTGCGGGTGCGGGTGCGGGTGCGGGTGCGGGTGCGGGTGCGGGTGCGGGAGGTTCGTTAGCGCGCGTTAGCGCTTCGTTACCGTGCGTTACATGTAACGGGCTGTTACGGAGGGGTCCGTTACCGTCCGTTACATTGCTTCCAAGATGCGATGATTTTTTGTCTCGGTGCGATGCAATGCGGCATGAGTCTGAGCAAAACTTCGCGTGCGCTTCTGTTGAACGAAATGGGTTGTTGCACCACTCACAGAACTTTGGTTTTTTCCGCTCGTCCTCTTTTTTCTCTCGCAATAAAACGTATTCCGGTGCGTGGTCACGCAAATCGTGAATTGCGTACTGATTCTCGCCAACTGCATCCACTAACTTGCATTCAACCAGAGCTTTAACGAGTGTGCCTTCTTCTCCTGGAAAACACGCCAACGCCTCGACTGCAATCGCGTCTCCGATGTTTGGGTCTCCAGACTGGTATCCGGCGTCCCAAATCATCTCCATGTAGCCGAGGACGTGGCTTTCTGGTTCGCGCAGAACGCGGACCAGGCGGCGGAACTTCCAGTGGTTTCTAAACCCAGGCCGAGCCATCCCATCGCCCCCTTAAACCGCGTACCAAAGCTGGCACGTTTTCCCGGTCGTTTCGTCCCGCCGTGTGCCGTCTGTGCGTGCCAGCCCCTTACGGCGCAGCGTCGCCAGCCGCTTCCTGAACTTGCCATCCATCACGCCGGCCTTGGCCTCAAGTTCCCGCGACGTAAGCCCCGGATGCAGCCGCATGCACTCCAGCGCCGCAGCCTCGTCGCGGGCCGTCTGGCCGCTCTCAACGATCTCTTTTGCAGCCTGGTGGCTGGTGGCTGGGTCGGTCGGCCGCGCGAACAAATAGCCCTGGATCATGGCGGTTTACCTCTTGGCGTGTTTGGCCATCGCTTCTCCGGCAGCCTTGCGACACGCTTCCCGCATGTTGTCGGCCACGTCTGGGTCGATGTCGTTGTCATCCTCCGCCGCTTCGATGTCGGCCTTGATTTCCGTGGCCTGCTCCACGCTTTCGCAAGTCTCGATTCGCCTCCACAACCGCTGCGCGACCGTGCCGGTTGCCGGCGTCATGGGTGCGGGTTGCTGGGGCGATTGCGTCGCCATCGCTTTGGCGACGCCTTCGAGCTTGGCGAGATGGTCCAGTGCCTTGTCCAGCATGGCGGAAGTAATTTGCCCTGGCTTCGCGACGCCGATCCAGGCCAGCAGGTCAGCGGGCTTGACGCCTACTTTCTTGGCGCGGTCCTGGAGTGCCTGCCATTCGTCCTTGGTGATGCACGGCTCAGCGACAGGGGCGGCGATTGCCGGGCGTGCCGGTTCGCTGGCCGCAAACGTCTGCACAGGCTGCACGACGCCGGCGATATGTTCGACTTCCGTTTCATCCAGCATGCCCAGGCCGCAGATTGACAGCGTGACGCGCCGCTTGGCTTTCGTGACAGCTTTCATGAGCACGTTTGCCATATCGCCCCGCATGTCGCCACGATTGACGACGCCGATGTCGGAATCGGTTCGTCCGGTGGCGTCGCGGGCCTCCACCGCGACCATGATGAAATCCTTCTCAACCGTGATGTTGGGTTTGCTGATGCTCACACCCTTGATCTGCCGAAGCTGGTCGGTGCAACTCTTGCAAGCGTACATGGTCAGTTTGCCGTTGAGGTTGATGAACTCGAACGGTTTGGTCAGCGGGTTAAGCCCGATGCTTTCGCAGACGGCGTTGTAGTATGCCGTGCGTTCGCCCGGCGACAGTTTCGCCAAATCTCCAGCGGTGATAACCGCTTCAATGATGCTGGCGTCCGGTGGTGTCGGTTTGACGATCTGACTCATGGGAAAACCTCCGATTTCTTGGCCTCTTGCAATCGCTCGGCCCACGCGAGCCGAGCCGTT